CCTGTGGTTAAGAATACCTTAACTTGGTCTAGACTATAGTCGTCTGTATATTGTAGCGCACGTTCTATATAAGGTGCAACCGCTGACCAAATTTGTGTAATATATTCTACACCTACAGTTTGGACTTTCATGCTGGCATGTACTTTTCAGGTTTAATCTGCTTACCCTGTGCTTTACGTCCTGTTCTAGCCGACCTTACTTTATCCATCATTGCATATAAATGTTTTGCACCGGCATCAGTAGAGCCATTGCCTAAATGAGACACCACATCAGCCGGAACTACAAACTCACCATCTGCAAGTCTGGCAGGTTGGTGCTTACCTATTTGGGCTGGGATATCATCGCTCATGCCATCTCCGGGACCTTTAAGCATTTGACCTCCATCTGAATAAGAGCCTAAACCACCCCTTGCATAGCCCATAATGCCGCCTTGTGCTGCTTGAACCGGAGTATTTACTGGTTGCCCTTGTATTTGATTAAGCGCTTCTATTGCGTTAATGTCTTCATTTTGAGCTAACATTTGTACTTGTTTTAAACCTGACGGTGACGCTGCCGCTTCCATGTATTGTTTTACAGTTGGATAATTTAAACTTGTATTTTGATATGTACCGGCTGTAGGAGATGTTTGTGCCGCTATTCCACCTCTAGCAAACTTCATTTGTCCTGTATATGTGTCGGTCATCGCATCTGTTGGACCTATAACATCAGTTCCAGTTGGTGTATTGATTGGGTTTTGATATGTATTTGTATTAGTTAAATCACCTAATCCAGCCTGTGGAAACATATTATTACTACCTAAAGCATTTTGACGAGACATTTGTTCTACAGTACCACCATCAGCATAACCCATTTGTCTTTGTGCATACGGAGTTTGTGGGTAGTTAGAAGCTATTCCGCCGTAGTATGGTGCTACAGCAGGTTGATATGTGTTTCTGTCAAATTTATACTTAAGAGCATCTGGAACCCCAGTACCCGAAGCATTTTGTGGCATTGTAACTTGGGGTGGTTTTAATAACTCATTTGCACCAAGAATACCAGCGCCGATTGCACCGGATTTTGAAACTCCACCTAAAGAAGAATATCTAGCTAAATCTGGGGTTGCAATACTACTGTATTTATCTATTGTTGGAGTAAATCCCCCTTTTGGTATTTCAGACGCTAAAGAACTATCTATTGTAGGGGTAAGAGAGGTAGGAGCTCCAGATGGCAACACTGATAAATTAGTTTCTGGGTTAAACAACCCACTTTCTGAAAGTGTTGGTCCGCTTGGGTTTAAGGCAGTTAAACCAGCATTTGGGTTTGTTATTAGTCCATTTCCCGTTTGAATTGATGGCGTGGGAGCCGCATTTATTTCAGCCCCTGTAGGTCCACCCGGCGTAGCAGCGCCACCCATATAACCACCAAGTCCACCAGCAACACCGCCCATTAATGCAGCTTTTCCTACATCTTGTCCAGTAACACCAGCAGCTAAAGCACTTGTACCAGCACCAGCAACACCTGTAGCCAAAGCAGCACCGCCCGCAGTAGCAAACATTTCAGGAGCTACAGCCAAAGCAATCTCAGGAGCGGCTACCCCAGCGGCAATCATTAAGCCTGTATCTAAAAGTTGGTTACCGGTTACCGAGCCACCTGACATAATATCTCCTTACAATTATTGTGATTTTAACATATTAAACCGTAGTTCCACTAGCGTTTTTCCACACTGTGCCGTTGTACCAAATAGGAATTCCAAGCGTTGTATCAAAATACGGTTGACCTATTTGAAGCTGTATTGTTGGTCTGTTTGCAGTTGTTCCACTTGGCGGTGTAATAAGTCCAAGTATTGCATTATCTACTGTATTAAAGTAAAGCCCTAAAACTCGCTCAAGCTGGTCCATAAACAGCTTATTGTATTCAAGCGGAGCCGCAGGTAATCGAGGGTTTTTAGTATTAATTAACGCCATACATCACCTACGTCCGTCAGGACGGATGTCCACTCTAGGAACACCCAACTGCCATTGCACACCCAAGGTATTTGAGTACACAACTAATGACATTTGCCGACCTCTAAGCCTACAATAAGCATTTTCCGTAAACTCTTGCACATCAAAGTGACTTTGTCCTACATAAGATTTTGCACTTGTTACGGTTGGCAAGTCAGAGTTTCCATAATTAGAACCGGGGTTTTGTCTAGGAAGCAATGTAAACGTTACTTTAGGTGCAGCTACGGTTGAGCCGTTAAAACTTATGTCTGGTATCAAACGCCATACAAAACCAAAGTTATGTCCGTCACCGATGTCAAAATCAGAAGATTGTATATAAGAATCAATAGGTACAGGAGGGTTTGCAGTGCCGTTATCAACACCGCTCTCATGGTAAATAATGCCAGAGTCCACTACCCCAATATCAGCCACAGTAACACCAGAATCATGCACCGCCGCCGTTGTACCATAAGCACCTCTTGAGCATCCAGTCAGTGTAGTGCTTGTACCGCCTGTGTATATAATGCGTTCTTGGTCAATTTCCACGACACCTGATGTTGGAAAATCATTCTTGCTGGCTACGTAAATAGTAGTAGCCGTTAAACTAACCGCCTGTGTTGTTGTAGTTACAGGGGCATAACCTAAAGCCGTTGGGAATCCTCTAAGCGGTGTATCAGCCCACGCAGTACGAGTTAAGTTGCCATAATACCAAGTTTGTTCTAAGTGATTATAGATAACATATTTGTCAATAACGGTAGATGAGGAAGAGCAATAGAACCACCAGATTTCATTAAAGCCTTCATTAATACCAGCAAAAAACTGATACGACTGCGTTAAATTTATGTCTTGGAATACATATTCTCTAAGTGTGCATGGTAGGGTTTGTACTTGTCCAGAATACATGAAGAACTTATCTTTACCCATCCAATAGGTCACGTTGTTAACTGCTACAGCGCAGTTAGGACCCATCATAGAAGTGTTATCTGCAAGGATATTAAAACCCCAAACATACGGCGCACCCAAGTACTGCATTGAATAAAGGGCAGTATCAGTAAATATAATAATCTCTTGACGGGTTTGTACCGCAGAAATAATCTGCGAGCCACGGCTTAGTGTGTAGTTACCCGCTTGATTTGTAATTGCCGGTGTCCATGTTAAAAGATTTTGTTGGTCTGACCAACTAATCAACATTGGGTTTTGAGTGCCGTTTCCATATGTATCTGTACCAAAAGCAATAACAAAACGACTTGCATCTGACACCATAACAAAATTACAGATAGTTGGGCAAGATGCGTCTGCATACCAATATTGAACGGCGTTTTGTGTGTTTGTATTTGTATGGGAAATAACTTGCGCTACGTTATATACGTTAGGGTTTGTATCTACCACCCAGTAATAAATTGGACCACCTCTAGGATTAAATACTAAGTTTTGTCCATAATTGCTTTGACTCCATAAGCGAAGCTGTGAACCAATACCCTGTGAAGCTGGTGCAGATGAACCCCATCCAGTACTTGTAGCACCCACACTTATACCACCCCAACCACCAGCACCCCAACCTACGTTCTGTGTGTAAACAGCGTTACCTGATGTAATTTGATATGTTGCTACTGTAGCGCCGCCGCCGTTACCAGAATCTCCCGCCGTAGCCGTCACCGCAACCGTAATAGAATATGTATTGCCTGTTAAATAAGTTATAGCATAACCACCAGATTTGTTTAATACCGCCGCAGTAACGTTACCACCTAAAGAAGCCGCACTCGTAAAAGTAACATAATCTCCAGTTTGCGCACCGTGTCCTATTTGTGTAACAGTAATTGTAGAAAGACCCGCAGTGGCAGCAAACGTAGCAGCACCCGCAGAAGACGTAGCACGGATTGGAGTTACATCATATAAATAACCGCCGTTACTTTGCTGTACATAAAACTTTTGATTAGTACCAATACCTAAATAGTTATAGCCGTTTAAACCTATCCAGTTTTTTAATGAGCGACCAACACCAATGTAGTTAGTCCCTGTAGCTTGAACAGTACCAGAATCTAATGTCCAGCCACCAATCTTTTCAACTTGCCCAGAACGAAACCGAATTTTATCACAAGCGTACCAACCGCCTTCATTGGCAAGTGTAGTACCCTCTCTGTTAACTCCCGGACGTAGCTGTATCTTTTGGAGCATTTAAGCCACCATATGCATAGCATCTACTTCCACCTGAGCAACTCGACTAAGCCACCCTTTTCCATAGATTGGAAACTGTTTAAGCCCTTTATAGAAAGCTTCTTTTGCATCTGAAAAACGCTCAATAAGTTGTGTGGCTGGTATTGCACGAATAGCTGATAATGTTAAAGGACCTATAGCACCGTCTTGAGCAACGCCAACTGCTTTTTGTATGGTCTTAATAGCCATACCCGGACCTGCATTTACGGCAAAATCAAACGCTAAGTAATCTAAACCTGCGGGTAGGTCATCGCCACGCACCAAATCCCAGTATTTACGCTTATAGAAAGGGGCTACTGTAGTAGGATTTAGTGCTTTCATATCGTTCCAAGATACAGGATGTCCTACAAAAGCTTCCCAATTTGCTTGTGTCACGCCGAGGTTTGTTGAGCCAGCTCTACCGTCTGGCAATTTGTTACCATTATCTCTTACGTCTGTAGTAAAACCACCTTCAGATTTAAGCACAAGGGCTAAGGATTTTTCAAAGTTATTTAACATTTGCTGGCACCGAGTTAAACAGCATTTCGTCTTTTCTTGAGTTACCTGCGCTAGAGCCAAAGTAAAAAGCAATGATACCTGTCCATGCAGTTCCAAGCGAACCTAACATAATCATTAGTGGAGTATTAGCAGTATCGGCAGGGTGAACCATAAGCCAAATTAAAATACCAAAGAACCCAACAGTAACCAGCATTGATAACACAGGTGGGACCCAAGACTTAGTTGAAATTTGCATTTCACGAGAAGATTTACGGTCATCTGTAGCAAGCTTCTCAAAGTTTAAACCTAGTTCTTGTGTACTTTTTTGAAATTCTATTTCGGCTATTTTAAGTTGAGCGATTTGGTCGGCAGATAATTTACCGCTATCTATTGTGTTTTGTACATCTTTTTCATCAACACCAATAACCTTAGCAATTGCAGTGACCGCCAAGCCAGCTAAAGGACCGCCCAAAGCAGTTGCTATTGTAGGTGCTACTTGTTCTAACCAAGACATAAATATCCTTAATAAACTTTACTGTCGCTAAATATGTTTACAAAAACTGTACCATCTTCTAATGCTTCTATTTCATGCCACTCAATCTCTTTTAAATTAATTGGCTGTGTTTCTTTAGTTACTATTACTTCTTTACCTTCTTTACGGATAACACAAGAGCCTGAATTACAAACTGTTGCATGAGCGTATGTATGAGCGTGTTTTGGTAAGCCTTCACCTTTATTAGCATGATATATATTCACACGAGCG